GCTCATTTTCGCATACTTTTCTTTATCCCGTGTATGTAGGAGGATTTAAACAATCCCATCAATTTTCAAAAAATTGTTAGCCCTTTCTATGAAAAGAAGGGTCAGGCCTCACTAGCAAGTGCGACCAAATACAATATTATGGTTAAATTTAATTTAACCCCAAAAAGTGTCGACAATCGGTAAACCATTGCTCGATTCCACGTTTAGTTCCATATGCTTGTCTAAATGCACAGTAGTGACATAAGATGAGCCCCATAACTTATTCGATACTTCATTGTATTTTTCTTCAGTAGGACTCCCATTTAACTTGTCTACTATCAAACACTCAACTTCTTCGTACATACCAACATCTGATAATATCATGTAATATTCATCTAGGTCTGAAGACGTGATTCCGTATTTCCTCTGCATCAGTTCTTCAAACTCGAAGTTCACATCAATAGATCTGGTGTCAGTTCTGTCATTAAATTCAAGCATTTTGCCTTTAGCCTTAGTGCTTGCCCCATGCAAGCGGTATATGGCATCAGCATATGCTCGAAAGAAATTGACATCATAACACGAAGCCAGAATATTATTAGCATCAGCTATCATCAGTTCTGAATTAGTTTTGTGAAACTTCTTAAGATTGTTGGCATTGTTGGACAGTGTAAAGGGTGTTAGTTGTATGAACCGTTCAGGTTTTCGGACCATTTTAATTTGTGAGTCTTGGTTTTGAAGCAAATACATTGATAAGTATTCAGCTCCTGATATGTTGTCATAGACTTCGAATAATTTAGCTATTTGTCCTAAACCATGCACTACGGGTTCTTCTTGAAATGCTTGATCCCCTTCCTTTACTGACCAAACCTTCTCTGATTTGGTATACACGTATTTATAAGCAGTTTCTATAAATTGTGGTACTTTGTCTGCCTCTAAAAACATTATCGTGTCATCTCCTGCTGCCTCCACGTGTAATTGTTGCCAGTCCTCCCCCATCATATGATAAATGAATCTGAGATACATGAGAGATCTGGTGGTGTTTCCTTGAGAAGTATTCATAGCCCCTGTCATTTGTGTGCCTATAACTTTGTAACTATAATGATCTGAAACGACGGAGTTGTCATAATTATTAACTAAGCTTAGTAAGTCGTTGATATTACAATAGTCTGCTATTTCGGGGTGTAAATCTATGAATTGAGTGTATATGGCCTTATCTACTATCTCTAAGATCTCTTTGTGTTGTGTGGAGTCAAAAGCCGAACCATCCGCACACACCACTTTAAAATCTAGTAATTCATCAGACCATCTTTCAAACTTAACTGCTCGTTCCTCATTATTGAGACCACTTCCATAACCATCATCATTCTTCTTTAAAATTTTTGAGATGTGGTTAATCAGAGGTCCTAGTATAACTTTCACTGAGGAATCGGAAGCACTGACGTTCCTGGACTTCAC